GTATCAAGTACGAGCAGAAGTATATAACTTCTTCTCAGAAAGATATAGTCCTGGTGATGAAGAGATTGTATGCAGCAAAGATGATGTCAATGAATTGTTAGAGTCTATTGGTGCAGACAGACTTAAGTCTATGTGGACAGTCAGTGGTCGTATTGAATTTACAGTCACTGATATTGAAGCAGAGTCTGAAGAAGATGCTCGTGAGCAAGTTGAAAGCAATATGACCGTAGAGTTTGACGGTAACATTGTTGACGATTACTCAATAGATATCAACGACGTAGACCAACAGTAACTATATGCCAAAGATTGCAGACCACAACTATGTTGAGGCACTGCCATCTGGTAGTTGTTTGGCAGGCAAACATTCGGAGTGCAGAGGTTCTTGGGTCGGAATCAAAGCGCTTAGGAGACCGTGTGATTGCCAATGCCACGCCGATGAGAATGGTGTCATATCCTCTTCCGTCTGATACCATTCGCACAGAGCACGGGCTGGTTTTTGATTAGTCTCCTTTATCAGCCCGTCTCTCTAACTAAGGAGACAGGGATTTAATGAGACAAGAAATTGATAGGGACCGCTATGGTCGTCCTTTAGTAGTACCTAATAAGGGAGGCAAGCCAGTCGCTTATACTAGGGCTACTACAATTGCAAACAGTCTTGATGATGCAGCAGCATTGACAGCCTGGAAAATGCGGATGGCAGCCATTGGTCTAACAGTACGCAAAGATTTATTACTTGCTATCAACGCAGCGCAAGATGACAAGATGGCTATCAACAAGTATATAGAAGATGCTATGGAAGTAGCAGGCGCTAGCAAGGCAGCGACTATTGGAACAGCACTGCATAGTTATGCAGAGCGTTTAGATTTGGGACAGGACATCGGTCTTGTACCAGACGAGTGGGCAGGGGACATACTTGCTTACGAGAAAACAACAAAGCAATTAAATAAAATCTTTATAGAACAGTTCTGTGTACTAGATAAGTACAAGATTGCTGGAACACCAGACAGAATTGTTGAATATAAAGGTGAAAGATTTATTGCTGATATCAAAACAGGTCGGATAGACCACCCAAATAACATAGCAATTCAGTTAGCAATATATGCACACGGCTCCCCGTATGACATTGCTACGGGTCGCCGTGGTACTTGGGGAGAAATCAACAAGAAGAAAGCCATTATCATCCACTTACCTGCAGGTACAGGGCTATGCAAATTAGTATGGCTTGACATTGCAGAGGGTTATAAAGGGCTACAATTCGCAATGAAAGTAAGACAGTGGCGAGACAAAAAGGGTCTTGCTACACCATTTGAAGAACAGGAGACAATCAGTGGCTAGCACTGAAGCACCAATCAGTATCACAGTAAAGTCAGGCGCAGGTTCATTAATTACAATTCGTGCAGAGCACGGAGATGAACTAGACCAACTAGTAGCAACATCACTTGAAGCAATCAAGTCTGCATACACAGAACTTGAATCAGCAGTTAGAGGTGCAGCACCAGCAATGTCAACTAATCAAATTGCAGCAGCACTTGGTGCATCTGTAATTGACAACTCTGCAAATCTAACAGATTACAATGCAACAGGTTGGGCTACTCCAACATCATCCATTGGTGGCAAGGCTTGCCCTCACGGCAAGATGACAGCCATCCAAGGCACAGGTAAAGACGGTAAAATGTATCGTGGTTACTTCTGTCCAGCACCAAAAGGTGCACTAGACAAATGCAAGAATCAGTATGTTCGTGCTGGTTCAGCCGAGTGGAACACATTCATAGCCGATTCGGTTAAGTAGTGAGAACACTCAAACGCAGTATTAGCAAAGCAGAAGTGGGTGGCGAACCATTGCCACCCGCTTTTGCGGCATTTGAACGGGCAGGAATTATCCTGCGCCGTGCAGAAATCACGATGGTTGCAGGCACTCCAGGTGCAGGTAAGTCATCTATAGCACTGGCAATAGCAGCCAGAGCAAAGGTGCCAACGCTGTATTTCAGCGCAGATACCAATGCTCATACGATGGCTATGCGTCTAGTTGCTATGTCTGCAAAGATGTCGCAACAAGCAGCCGAGCAATTGCTAAAAAGAAATCCAGAAGAAGCAGAAGAAATTCTTACCCTGAACAATCATTTGTTCTGGTCCTTTGAGTCAACACCCACTCTAAAAGATTTAGACGACGAGGTATCAGCATTTGAAACTGTATGGGGTAGAAGTCCTACGCTTATCGTTGTGGATAACCTGATGGATATTGCAATGGATGGTCACGAAGAATTCCAGGGTATGCGAGCAGCAATGAAAGAGTTGAAGTATCTTGCAAGAGATACCAATGCAGCAGTGCTTGTATTGCATCACACCAAAGAAGGCTTTGATGGTTATCCTTGCCAACCACGCAGCGCTATCCAAGGTCTAGTTAATCAGATTCCAGCAATGGTTCTGACAATTGGACAAATGAAACAAGGAGACGAAACCTATCTATGTGTAGCCCCAGTCAAGAACAGATACGGGCGAGCAGACCAGACTGGTAATAACTATGTCAGCCTTGCTTTCAATCCAGACAATATGTATTTAGATGATGTCCAAGTTAAGTATATGCAGGAGACAGTATATGGAAACTAAAGTATGGGACTGTTCATTCAGTCAAGAAGATATAGAAACATTACTAGGTAATGCACTAACAAGTGGTGAATGGAATATAGTAGTTGATGAATTATATAATAATGATGAACTATATAACACCATTCAAGAAGCAGTAATTACAATAGTTAAAGAAGCACTTGCTTGAGTAGTGCAGCCAAACGCAAAGGTAGCCAAGCAGAACGAGATGTTGTTGCTTGGTTGAAGGCTAATGGTTACAAGTATGCAGACCGCAGACTCGCAGGAGCAACCTTAGACAAAGGCGATATTAGCGGTGTGCCTGGTGTAACTATTGAAATTAAGAATCACGCCAAGATGGACCTTGCGGGTTGGCTAGCAGAACTAGAAGTTGAAATGAAAAATGATAATGCCTGGACAGGTGTTGTCTTACATAAACGAAAAGGGAAAGGAGACGTAGGCGAATGGTATGCAACTATGCCTGCAAAGGTATGGTTGGCATTGCTGAATCAAGCAGATGGAAAAACACAGCATTGAAGCATATTTAAATTATATCGGCGCCACCGTGCCCTCCCGTGGACACGGATGGCGCAAAATAAAATGTCCGTTTCATTCAGACAAACACGCATCAGCAGGTGTTAATTTTGATGAAGAAAGATTCAAGTGCCACGGATGTGGCGTTGGTGGAGATGTATACGATTTGATAATGTACAAGGAAGGAGGTAACTATCGTGAGGCTGTCAAATTCGCAGAGACAATTTCTCCTACAGGCAACTCAAGAGTACGCCCAGCACATACATCAAGCAGCAGATTATCTGGCAACTCGGGGTCTGTCGGTAGAAGAAGCCAAGAGATTTCATTTAGGAGTAGTGGACAATCCATTGCCAGGACACGAAGGCTACAAGGGTAAGTTAGTAATACCTTACATAACACCGTCAGGTGTAGTAGACATTCGGTTCCGCAGTATCAATGGAGAGGACCCGAAGTATATTGGTTTGCCAGGGGCAAAGACTTCAATGTACAACGCACAAGCAGTGCTAACAGCAGAAGGTTATATCTGTGTCACTGAAGGTGAAATAGATTCTATAACAACAATAGTAAAGACTGGACACCCAGCAGTTGGTATTCCAGGTGCTAATAATTGGAAGCCACATTACACAAAGATACTTGATGATTTTGAAACAGTTATTGTATTAGCAGACGGTGACGCACCAGGGCTAGAGTTTGGTAAAAAGATTAGTAGAGAATTAGGTAATGTAAATATAGTTCAGATGCCAGAAGGACACGATGTAAATAGCATTGTGCTACAAGAAGGAGGCGAGTGGTTAAATGAGCGGATTAGAAAATGTTTTTCGGGACAATGATGAGTTTTGGCAATATGTTAAAGAGAATCCTAGGATGGTTGGGATACCAGTATCAGAGAATAAAGGTCTGGATTTACTTGGCGCACTTAAGGATGTTAGAGAGGCTTACCAAAAAGACACAGAGATAGGCGACACAATGCTGACGCTGCTGGGTACCCTGTTGATGGGCACAGCCAACGGTGACGGCGAACAGATGATAGAAGAAATCATAGTCTCAGAGGCTATGGTTGATATAGATAATGGACTGAAAGAGGTACTAGATGAAGAG